TGGTGACCTTATATTTTCCCCGGGGGATGCTTTTAGGGCATCTTTCCATTTTTACTCTGGTACAAGTAGTAGCAAAGTGATTGAAAAGGACCTAAAAGTCTATGGAAAGGAGGTACTTATGGCTAGAAAGTATTTAAGTTCTGATGAAGAAAATCAAAAGAAGCAAGCACCGGCAATGACACCTGAAGGAAGAGAGCAGCAATTAGTATCTCTTGCCATGGAAGCTTCAGAAAAAAGAATTCGTAAGGGTACTGCTAGTGCTCAGGAGTTAGTATATTTTTTAAAAGCTGGCTCTCCAAATGCTAAACTAGAACGACAGATTCTAGAACAACAAAAAGAACTATTAACCGCAAAAACTGAAGCTCTGAAATCACAGAAAAGAGTTGAGGAACTTTACGCCGATGCGCTTTCTGCTATGCGAGCATATTCTGGAAGTCCAAATAGTGCGGAGACTAAAGATTATGAAGATTAAAACTTTTTCTGAATTAAGTTATCTATTAACTTTTAACGAACGCTTCAATTATCTCGCACTAATTGGAAACATTGGGCAAACAACTTTTGGATTTGATCGATATTTAAATCAAGTCTTTTACAACTCAGCGGATTGGCGGCAAGCCCGTAATGCGGTCATCGTTCGAGATAATGCTTGTGACCTGGGAATTTGTGGTCGAGAGATTTTTGATAGAATTTATGTTCACCATATGAATCCAATAACAGTAGAGGACTTTGAAGAAAATTATGATTTATTAATTGATCCAGAATTTTTAATTTGTACATCATTTAACACACATCAGGCAATTACTTTTGGCGGTGCTAAAAGCTTAATGCAATTGCCAAAAGAACGGAGAAGAGGTGATACTGCACTATGGTAACAGCAAGCATTTTGGATTCAATCAAAGAGATGTTAGGAATTGATTCGGCGGCTACAAATTTTGACAAAGAACTAATCATATATATTAATGGGGCCTTAATGATTTTAACCCAGCTTGGTGTAGGTCCAATCCAAGGTTATTCAATTACAGATAAAGCTAATACCTGGACCGAAATTATTGAGGGTCGTACAGATCTTGATGCTGTTATGACTGATGCATATTTGCGAGTTCGCTTAATATTTGATCCGCCTCAAAATTCATTTCTTGTTACTTCAATAAAAGAGCAGATTCAAGAGTATGATTGGAGAATCTCAATCAATCGTCCAATAGTTCCGGAGGTGGTTGTAGATGGCGAATAGAGTAATCACATCCGCAATGCTCGATGCGGCTTGTCTTGAGCATACCGGCGTTAAAGGAATGAAATGGGGAGTTAGAAAAGATACGATGCAGCTCGATGTTAATGATCCAAATAATGTGAAAAATATTGGGAAATATAAGGGCACTATGTATCATGTCTCCCAACAAAATTTAGATCAGCAAACATTAACACCAAGAATTCCTAATAATTTTTTAGTAAAAAATGGATATGAAAATTCAGCCATGTCGCGTGTTTCATTTACTCCTGACATTGGCGATTCCCTAATGGCTTTAAGCCAAAATATTAAGGGGCAACAATTTTATGTATATAAACCGATTAATCAAGAAAAATATGATGTTTTTAAGCCAAACACCAGAACTGTTCCCGATTCGGGCTTAACTAATGAATTATGGATTCGGAAACCTGTTAAACTTCAACTTGTAGGAAAAATTACAGTTGGAAAAGCATTGGATAACCCACGGTCATATAAATTTGGTGAAAATACTGCTGAAATTTATCAATGGAATTATTCATGGAATAAAATGATGCAATAGGGTAGGTGTATAAAATGACTTTATCAAACACAGCCACTCCGAAGTATTATGGTATGTTCCGTGAAGCTGTGTTGAGGGGTGAAATAAATGTCAATAACGAAATATCTTTGCAGATGAATCGTGTTGATGATCGTATTAGAAATCCTGGTATTTATTATGATGAGGATGCTGTTGAAGGTTTTATTCTATTTTGTGAGAATGAATTAACTTTAACAGATGGTTCGGATCTTCATTTATTAGATACTTTTAAATTATGGGCAGAAGATATCTTTGGCTGGTATTATTTTGAAAAGCGATCTGTTTTTATTCCTGGCGATGGACAAGACCTTGGACACTATGAGGATCGTTGGCTTAAGAAACGTTTAGTTCGTAAACAGTATATTATTCTTGCACGTGGTGGTGCTAAGTCAATGTATGCTAGCTGCATTCAAAATTATTTTCTATGTGTTGATACTAGCACCACACACCAAATAACAACAGCCCCAACAATGAAACAGGCGGATGAAGTTATGTCGCCGATTCGTACAGCTGTCACAAGAGCTCGAGGACCTTTATATAGATTCCTAACTGAGGGCTCTATCTTTAATACAACCGGTATTAAAGCTAATCGTACAAAACTTGCGTCTACAAAAAAAGGTATTGAGAATTTTTTAACGGGTTCCTTCTTAGAAGTTCGGCCAATGACTATTGACAAACTTCAAGGTTTAAGACCAAAAATTTCTACAATTGATGAATGGTTATCCGGAGACATTCGTGAGGATGTAGTTGGTGCAATTGAGCAAGGCGCTTCTAAACTTGACGACTATCTTATAGTTGCTATTAGTTCAGAAGGTACTGTTCGTAATAGCGCTGGAGATACAATCAAAATGGAACTGATGGACATACTTCGTGGCGACTATGTGGCAGAGCATGTCTCTATATGGTATTACCGTCTCGATAGTATTGAAGAGGTTGCTGATCCGAACATGTGGGAAAAAGCACAACCCAACATTGGTAAAACAGTTTCTTATGAAACATATCAATTGGATGTGGAACGTGCTGAAAAAGCGCCCTCAACACGTAACGATATTCTTGCAAAACGTTTTGGTATACCAATGGCAGGCTACACATATTTCTTTACATATGAAGAAATCGAATTACATAGACGACAATCTTTCTGGAAATGTGTTTGTTCTATGGGCGCGGACTTATCACAAGGCGATGACTTTTGTGCATTTACTTTTCTTTTTCCTTTAGGAAGAGATAGTTTTGGTATAAAGACAAGATGCTATATTTCAAGTCTTACATTATTACGACTTCCAGGGGCTCTTAGAATTAAGTATGATGAATTCATCGACGAAGGTTCTTTGATGATTTTGGATGGTGCAGTTTTGGACATGATGGATGTTTATGATGATCTCGAAAAATATATTGACGAGATGCAATATGATGTGAGAAGTCTTGGTTTTGACCCATACAATGCACAGGAATTTATTACTCGTTGGGAAAAAGAAAATGGCCCACATGCAATTGAAAAAGTTATCCAGGGTTCTAAAACTGAATCAGTACCCCTTGGCGAGTTAAAAAAGATTTCTAATGAACGTCTTTTAATATTCGATCAAGAACTTTTCAGTTTTACTATGGGTAATTGTGTTACAATTGAAGACACTAATGGTAATCGTAAACTACTCAAGAAGCATAGAGAAGAAAAAATAGATGCTGTCTCTGCTTTAATTGATGCTTACGTTGCATATAAATTAAATAAAGACGAATTTGAATAAGGAAGGAGAATTCGATGGCGAATAAAATTGTAAAAACACTTAAGCATTATTCTGAGTATGACTGTGATTGTAATCCATCTTCTATATCCGAACCCATCGAGCCAGATAAGAAGAAAACAATTTCCCAGATGACGCTTAAGGAATTGAGTCAAATGCAAAACAGACTTCGTGCCGAACGAGAAGTTGAGAATTTAGTTCGGGATCTAAAAAGGAGTTCTGGAGAACGGGACACTTATGAGGAACCATTTAAAATTGATGTAACTACGCCAATTGATCAGTTGTATCATGCAGGTATTCCTGGTATGAAATGGGGCATTAGGCGCTTTCAAAATCCTGATGGTACCAGAACAAAATTTGGTAAGAAAAGAGATTTAGATTCGGCATCAAAAGAAGAAAATAGTGAAGATTTTAAAAAGTCAAGAGAGAAAATGGGTAAGCCAATAAGTAAACTAAATAATGCAGAATTAAAGAGTCTTAATGAAAGACTTCAACTTGAAAAGCAGTATAAAGTTTTAACAAAGAAAGAAATGTCGCCTGGCAAAAAGTTTATTGTAGATCTATTAGCAGATCAGGGTAAAAAAGAACTCAAGGAGTTTGTTGCTAAACAACTCAAGGAAGTAAAAAATAAATCCGGAGAAAAAGTAGCAGAAGCAGTAGCTGAAAAAACAGTAAAGGAAGGTATAAAAAAGGCGACTAAGGAATCTATGGAGAACTGGTTTAGAGAAGATTCAGGAAATATCACTAAATTATTAACCTAAGGAGGACACAATTAATGAAACAAACAGTCCTTCGGCATCATGCTATAGGGCCCCCAAACCTAAGGGGAGAAAAAATAATGAAAGGTGGTGATTGATTATGGACTCTCTTAGCAATAGATTAAAACATGCGTGGGATGCTTTTAAAGCAAAGGACGAAGCATTTGGTGATTATGCTTACCAAGATCTCGGTTTTAGCTATTCACAAAATCCAGCAAGGAATCGATTGTCAATGGGCAGTGAAAAATCGATCATATCCACCGTTACAAATAGAATTGCTATGGATGTAGCAAGTTTTGATTTTCAGCATGTTCGTACGGATCAAGATGGTCAGTATGTAGAGACAATCGATGATTCTTTTAACCAGTGTTTAACTGTTGAAGCTAATAAAGACCAAACCGGTCGAGCATTCATTCAGGATATTGTTATGAGTATGTTTGACGAAGGATGCGTTGCAATTGTTCCTGTAGAGACAAATATCAACCTTAATATTTCTAATGCATATAATGTTCTCGCTTTACGAACTGGAAAAATTGTAGATTGGTATCCAAATCATGTACGTGTTGAACTATATAATGATAATACAGGTATGAAAGAAAGAATTATTATGCCTAAAAGTTTAATTGGTATAATCGAAAATCCTTTATATGCAATAATGAATGAACCAAATTCAACACTTCAAAGATTAAAACGAAAATTAAGTCTTCTCGACATTACTGATGAAAAATCAAGTTCTGGAAAGTTAGATTTAATTATTCAATTACCTTATACTGTAAAATCAGAAACCAGGCAGCAACAAGCAGAAGAAAGAGTCGCTGCAATTTCACGACAGTTGCAAGGAAGTCAATATGGAATTGCATACTCTGATAGTACAGAAAAGGTTACTCAATTAAATCGCCCAATTGAAAATAGTCTCTTATCTCAAATCCAATATCTAACACTTATGTTTTATAATCAGCTTGGTATGTCAGAGGCTATTTTCAATGGAACAGCAACAGAACAGGTTCTTAGAAATTATTATGATAGAACAGTTGAACCATGCGTCACAGTGGTCATAGATGAAATGAAACGTAAATTCTTGACAAAAACAGCAAGAACTCAAGGTCATTCAATTATGGGATTCCGTGATGTATTTCGTCTTGTTCCAGCAACTGAACTTGCAGATATTGCAGATGTATTTAGTCGTAATGCAATTCTTACTTCTAATGAATGGCGTCAAATTATTGGTAGGAAACCTTCCAGTGATCCACGTGCTAATGAATTATCTAATAAGAATATGCCAACCGATGAAAAGCAACAAGATTTAAAATCACAATAAATTTAAATTAATAGGAGGAAGATATGAAAGACAAGATTAAATACGATTTCAGTGGCTATGCTACTAAAGTTGGTCTTAAGTGTTCTGATGGTCGTACCATTATGCATGATGCTTTTGCAGAGGCAGATGGTAAAAAAGTGCCATTAGTTTATCAACATTTACACAATGACCCTAAAAATATTTTGGGGCATGCTGTTTTAGAAAATAGAAAAGATGGTGTATACGCATATTGCTCTTTGAATGATACTGAGTCTGGTAAAACTGCCAAGGCTTTAATTCAGCATGGGGATATTACAGCATTAAGTATCTATGCTAACTCCCTGGTGCAAAAAGCGCAAAATGTTGTTCATGGAGTGATCCGTGAAGTATCTTTAGTTATTGCAGGGGCAAATCCTGAAGCATATATTGACAATCTAGCATTTGAACATGCTGATGGATCAATTGCTACTGATGAAACTGAAGCTGTTATTTGTGCTGGAGCTTTCTCCGATGATACAATCGAGTTTCCAGAGAGTGTTGCTAATACATTATCACATGCGGACAAAAAAGAACCGGAAGATACAGAAACTATTGGGGACATTTTTGAGACGCTTAACGATAAGCAGAAAACTGCAGTTTATGCAATGATGTCTCATGCTATCGGAGCATCGGAAGAAGATGCAGAGGAAGAAAAACCTGAAGACACTTCTAAAAAAACTGGGACAGATGCTAAAAAAGAAGAAACAATAAAACAT